TGCTCCGAGGAATTGTTGTAGAGCTGCTGGAGCGCGTCGCGCTGGATGATCTTGTTCGGGTCGGCCTTGACGCCTGCCTGCGTAATCTCCGCCGACATCTGGTTGATCTGGTTTTGAAGTTCGAGCGGCGTGTCGCGCTGGTGCGTGAACAGGGTCGTGTTCTTGAGCTGCCCGTCCTGCAGCTTCTTGAGCAGCGCTACGTCCTGCGCAGTCTGGGCGTCCGCGACCGCCGAGGCGTAGGTCTTCGGGTCCATCGGGAGACCGCTGTCGAGCATCCCCGCCGCCGTCGTGGCGCGCAGCCGCGCGTCTTTCTGCGCCTGCTCCACGAGCCGACGCTGATCGGCCTCGGCCTGCCGCGCCTGCGCGTCGAGCGTGTTCTGAGCGACGCGCGCGTGGGTCGCGACGGCATAGCGGTCGTCCGCCGTCATCGAGTCGCCGTGCTTGTCGAGCAGCGCCTGCGCGAGCTTGGGGCCGTCCGGCCCGGAATAGGCGAGGTTCGCGCCGACGTCCTTGTAGATGCCGGAGGTATATTCCAGCTTCTTCGCCGCGATGAACGGCTCGGGCGCACCCTGCGAGCGCCAGTAGCGATCGACTTCGGTCAAGCCGGTGTCGATCTGCTTCTCGGCAAGATCGGGAGCCGTCAGATATTGCGCCTTGGCGAGCTCGGCGGTGCTCGACTGGAGGCCCGCGCTCTGGTCATTGTCGTAGACCTTCTCCTGCTGCGCGGCGTGTTCGGCGATCTTGATGCCCCACTCCGCTCGCAATGGCCCCATCGCGATGTCGAACATCTTCTGCTGGTGGGGATTGTTGAGGCTGTCGCGAGTTTGCTTGATCAGGTCGTCAAGGTTCTTGGTGACGACCGGCTGCGCCTCGACCGCATCGCGGCCATCCTTCTGGAAATAGGCGTCCGGGCCGGTGTAGCCCATCTGCGTGAAGCCGGTGAGGACGCGGCTCGTCCCTTCCTTGGTCGCGGCGTTGTCGTGGATGATGTTGACTTGTTCCTGACGCTCGGCCGCGTCGTCGAGCTCGTTTCCCAGTCCTTGCAGCGCACGCCCGACCATCTCGCCGCCGGCGCCCATGTTGGGCGCTTCGACGCGCGCGCTGATCCCCGGCGAAGGGAGATCGACCTCATTCCTTGCGAGCGGGACGACTGGCATCAGCCCGCCTTCTGCCCGGCGTAGATCTTGTTGATCTGCGATGCGCCGCCGAGCGCGGTACCGATCATCCCGAACGCGGTGGCGAGCCCGGCAGAGCTTGCGGCATCTGAAGCCGCCGACGCCTTCAGCCGGTCGTTATAGGCGTCGTAGAGATAGCCCATCGTCCGGTTCTTGCCGCCTTCGTAGATGTTGCCGACGTCCTCGGCGGCGACCATCTTGCTGTCCTTGAGCACGTCGACCGGCGAGCCGAAGTTGATGTCGACGCCGTTGGCGGCCATCGCCGCCTGCTGCTGGCCTTCGAGCTGCGCCGCGTCGCGGTAGCGCTGCGCCGCCTGCTTGCTCGTCAGGATGTCGGATTCGTGCGCCTGGTCGGCTGCGAGCTTCGCGTTCGCCTGCGCCGCCGCCTCCTGGTACTTCGCGTTGGTGTAGGCCGCCTGGCCCTGGACGTACTGGCCGGCCATCTGAGCGGCGGTCCCGGCGACGACGAGGCCGATGGTTACGGGATCGCACATTTAGCGGCGCTCCCTCGTGAACATCACGAAATCCGTGCCGCCGATATCCAAGCGCTCTTCTCCGACCGTGAAGCCGAGCCTCCTGAGATATCGGATAGCCCGGTCGTTCCCTGCGGCGATTAGGTTGACGAGCCTCGGCGTTGAATCGGCCCACCGCTCGACCATCTGCCGGCTGAGGACGAGCGTCGCGCGCGGATTGGCATAGATCGCATCCGTCCCGAGCATCCACGGACAGCCCTCGCCTTCGAGGACGTTCTTCGGCACGAGGCCGAGCATCGCTACCGGCTCGCCGTCGTCGAGCGCGGTCATGCAATCGACCGACGCCTTGAGGCCCAGCTGCAGCGCGCGCTCCGGTGTGCGGCCGAACGCCGCCGTCTCTCGCCGGTCCCACTCGCGCATTCCCGCCGCAATCGGCGCGATATGCTCCTCGCGCGCGGGGACGAGCTCGATCATTCGCTCAAGGATGGATCGTACATCACCTCGGTCACCGTCAGCGGCAGCGGGTCGCTCGACTGGATGGTGATGCTGACACCCGCATCGCCCCGGTCGCCGCTGCGGATGTACGGCGGCATGATCGCTTCGACGATGCCCGTGCGCAGATTAGGCGGCGTTCCCGGCGCTTCGGTCGTGCGCGACGGCGGCTCGACCAGCGCATCGGCTGACGGCCCGACAAGGAAGCCGCGGCTGTCCTTGACGCGAAGCGCGACCCGGGTCGCCTGCGACGGCTTGGCGATCGTCCAGCCCTGCCGCCCCTGCATCGCCAGCGGCAGCGTCTCGATGGTCGCGGTGAACGGCAGACCGACGGTGGCGCGATAGGCGGGCTCTGGAAGCGTCACCCGGCCGTCACGAACCACGAGCCCGTTGACGACCGCCCGGTCGGCCAGAGCGACGACCGCCTTGCCCTCGAGATGCTGAAGGTTGAGCAACGTGTCGTTGGGTTCGGAGAATTGGTACGTCACCGCCGCATCGAGGAAGCACGCGTCGTCCTCGGTCTCCCATAAGGCCGATGCCATGCGCTCGATGTACCTGACACCATCGCGCATGACCGAGAGATAGACGCGGTCCTCGCCGCCTTCGGAGATCGAGCAGACGCTTTCGACGGTCCCGCCGACGTCGCACAGCGTCCAGCCCCAGACCTGCTGCTCCTGCTGCCAGGTGAAGGCGAGCAGCATCCCGTCACTCCGCGCCGCCCACACGACCGAGAACGGCTCGGCGGCATAGGCCCACGAGACGATGCTGAAGCCCTTGAAGAAGTGCGGCGAGAAGATCGTGATGTCGTTGCCCTTGAAACCGTCGCTGGCGAAGTCGTAGCCCAATGACAGGATCGAGGAGCCGATGCTCGAGGCATAGAAGGCGACGTTGTCGATCACGAGCGGGTTGAGCCGCGAGGATCCTCTGCCGGTCTGCCGGTCTGTGACGATGTTCGAAGGCGTGAGGTAGCCCTGCTGCCCGCCGTTGATCGAGAAGACGCTGTCGCTGGTGAGCGCCAGCAATTGCTTCATCCCAACCAGCTGGTTGACCGCGTTGACCCTGCCGGCGACGAGCGCGAACTCGATCGCGTCGCTGGCCTTCAAGGGCCGCGTCACGTCCATGTTCTCATATTCGCCCGACCTGGAGCCGAAGACGCCATTCGGGTGATTGTTCGTGCGGCCCCACAACAGCCGCTGCTGGTAGAAGGCGACGGTCGAGGGATAATCGTTCGAGGTCGGGAACGGATTGAACGCCTGCGGCGGCCCATCGGAGAAGTCGGGGCCGATATTGTCGTCGCGGAAGGTCAGCTGGTCGGTCGAGCCGATATAGCCGAAATCCGATGTCACATCGCTCTTGTAGATGCGATAACGCTCGGCGCCAGCGACCGCAGTCCACGAAATCGTGTTGTAATTCTTGAGGAGGTTGAGCGAGTTGCTGACCGTCACCGTTGCCGAGACGCGGCTCTCGCGCCCCGTGTCGTCGTCGATTGCTGTGACGACGTAGCGCGCATCCTGCGGGAAATAGGCCGCGCCGGAATTGGCGCTGTCGGTGTTGGGCGTCGTCGCCGTTGCACTGACGCCGGTCGGCGAAGCGATCGAGGACTGGAACGCGAGGTTCGCGAAGGTCCAGCTGGTATGTCCGGCGCGGATCAGCTTGCCCGGCGGATGGTCGAGATGCGCGAGGTACATCGTGTCGAACGACTGCTCGTAATCGACCTCGGCGAGCTCGACCGCGTTGTATGGGCTTCCGGCCCGATAGACGCGCGCCACGCTCATTGCGAGCTCACATGACCACCGCCCGCGCGCAGCCCGCCGCCGGTGTCGGAATAGGAGCCGCCGCCGCCAGTGGCTGGAGGCGAAGGCGGAGGCACGACCGGCGGAACGACCGGAGGCGTCGGCGGAGGCGGTGGTGCGCCGGTGTTCACGATGCCGCCGCTGTCGCCGGTGAAGGTCGAGAATTGGGTCGTGTCGATGTCGATCACGAAGTTATTGGCATCGACGACACTCTTCACGTTGGCGAACAGGCCGTTGATCTCGACCATTCCGGCGACGTTGTTGAAATAGATCTGATCGCCGACGCTGAAGCCGTGGAAGGCGACCGTGACCTGCGCATTCACCGCCTTGGTGATCGCCGTGATCGTGAGCGGCTGCTCGAGGACGAGCCCGCCGTTCGCCGCGGGCCGCATGTAGCCTTGCCCGAACTCCAGCGCGTAGGCCTGTGTCAGCGAGAACTGGAACGGGAACAACCGCACCGGGAGCGTGCTGTCGTAGGCCTTGGCGACGAGCCGCGTCCCCGGCCGCTTCGTGAGGCCGCCGTACTTGAGGATGATGACGTTGCGTGCCTGCTTGGCCGACGCGTTGTAGGAGGCGACGTCGATGCGGGCGATCAGCTCCTCGGCGATCTCGCCTTTGCTGAAATTGATTAAAGCCTGGCGGAAAGCCATCAGAAGGAGCGGACCAGCGCCACTTCGTCCAGCGGCGGCATCTCGCGGCGCGGATACTGGTTGAGGTCGTCGGCGATCGCCCGGCGCTTCTCAGCCTCGGCCTGCTGGATCAGATCGCCTTTCTTCGCGCGGTCGTCGAGCAGCGTCGTGGCGAGGCGCGAGGCGAGCTCCAGCGCCAGCGCGCGCTTGAACCGTGCGGGCATGGCCGCTTCCTCGATGTCGCGGCTGACGTACTGCAGCAGCGCGCCTTCGAGGTTCGAATAGACGACGCCGCCCTGGATGATGAACTGCTGCCAGTAGAACGGCGGCCGCGGCCAGTTGTACGGCCACGGGTAATAGACGCCCGAGAGCGGCGTCTGCAGCGGCCAGATGATCGCCGCCTTGGAAGCCATGTCCTCTGGAGCAGCGTAGGCATAAAGCCATTCGCCCGGGCGGTCGTTGACGGCGAGCAGCGCGAGCGTGTTCCGGACGGTCGCAAATCCCCACTCGTGGCTTTCGAGCAGGAGCTGAAGGCAGTCGTCATAGTGGATCGCACACGCGTTCGCTTGGGGCGTGCCGTCGTCGATTGTAACGATGGACTGGGCCCTCACCTCGGCAAGAGCGATGTTGCAGACGCTGATCGAGGGAGCGCGTGGCATGGAGCCGCGCTACGGTGAGAGGGCTGCGCCTTGAATCGCCTTAAAGCGAAGCGCCGGCAGCTTGAGGCCACCGGCGCGACGATCCCCTCCCCGAGGGGCAAAGAGGGGAAGCTTACTTCGACTTGGACGGCTTGGTCGGCGTCTGCTCGCCTTCGACGCCGGGCTTGTCCGCGCCGACCGGCTCGATCGCTTCGGGCGTCGCCTGCGTCGTGCCTTCGATCATATCCACCGGGTGGATCAGGCGGCCCGTGCCTGACTGGACTGTTCCCGGAGGAATGCCCTGCGGGTTCGGCGCGTCGGGAGCGTGCGGGGAGACCGCAGCCACCGGAACCTGCGTCACCGGCTCTTCGCCCTTGTGCTCCTTGAGGCCTGGCGTCAGGTCGCGCTTGAAGGTGTGCTCCTTGCCGTCCGCGTCGGTGACAGTCACGTCCTGCTCGCCGAGCTTGTCGACGCCAAGCGCTTCCAGATCGACGTGAGCGACTTCGCCGGGATGGTGCAGCACGCCGTTGATGTAGGTCGGGACGGTGACCAGAGCTCGAATGGGTTTCTTCGCCATGGCTCTTTACTCCTCAGAAGCCGGTCACAGCCGGGAAGGTCGTGTTGCTGTCGGTGTTCATGGCCATACCGGCGCTCACGGCGCCCGCCGTCATGGTTCCGACGATGACGTACTGGATGCCCTGGTAGCGCTTGCTGGTCTTCGGCAGCGGAATGTCGAGCAGGCTCGCGCCGGCAGTGAGGCTGGCGAGCGGAACAACGGGCCCGCTGGCGATCACGGTCGCCGAGGAAAGGTCGCTATTCGCGCTCTCGATTAGATTGGCCTGGATCGAGGTGCCCCCGAGGAACGCGGTCACGACATTGGCGAAGACGCGAAGATCGCGGCCTCGGCCGATATCGCGCGCCACGCCCATGTCGTAGGCGTTGGTCGAGACGACGGTGCCCGTGGTGAGGGCCTGGGCGTCGGAGAACTTGGTCTGTGCGTCCGTAATCATGTGACTGTCCTCTCCTGAGCCTTAGACCACGCGCGCTTCCTGGACGTTCATCGCGTCCACTCGGCGGATGGGGATGCCGTCGAAGTTCAAGACCTTGCGGCCGCCGATCTCGTCCCACGACAGGAAGCCGTTCTTCTTGTTGACGAGCTGGCGGCGAAGGAAGCCGGTGACCGTGCGCGGCGCGTAGAACGCCGCCTTGCCGTTGGTGTTGTAGACGCGCTCGGCAAGCTGGATGAAGATGTCCTGCAGGTCGGCTCCGGTCGAGATGTCCTTGGTGAGGAGCGAACGGCTGATGTTGCAGGCGCGGGCCGCAAAGCGATAGTCCTTGACGGACAGACCGCAGTTCCACTCGAAATGGTCGCGATAGCCCATGTACGGGTTGCCGCTTGCATCGTAGAGCACCGTACCGCGCGGGAAGCCGTCGCCGGCCGCAGTCGAATCCGACGCGTCCTCGTGGAACAGACCGGCCTTCGTCCCCTTGGGGTAGATGCCGGTGATCTTCTGGGGATCCCAGACGACGAGGAAGATCGAGAAGTTGTCGGTTCCGGTGCCGCCGCAGTCGATGATCTGCTGGCCGGTCGTGGTGTTGCCGCTGATCGAGTTGTAGCGGGTGGCGAGGCCGGTGAACATCTTGGGCGACGCCGAAGCGTTGCCGTAGATCAGGCAGTTGGTGAACGCCTGGTTCATCGCCTCCATGAAGGCCGCGGCCTCGGACAGGCGGAATCCGGAGACGTCGCCCGAAAGGATCGCTTCCTTGCGATCGACCTCGCTGAAGCCCTCCAGCATGGCCGCGCCTTCGTCGAACTGGCTGATGTTCGACTTGGAACGCGGGACGCCTTCGTTCAAAGCGCGGAAGCTGACGCCCGGCAGGCCGGCGCGGACGGTCGTGCGGTTACCCGTCGGAAGGTTGCCTTCCATCCAGGTGATGTCATCGAGGATCTCGTTCTCCTGGTTGAGGAGCTCCGCGATGCGCGCGATCTTGCCGTCGGGATCGAGCCGCTTGGCGATGTCGACCAGGGTGACGACGCTGTTGCCCAGAACTGCCATTGTCTAGCTCCTCACTCCTTGGACGGCGTGCCGTAGAAAAGTTCGGCGTCGGTCTTGGGTTTGACGGCGACATCCGCGTCGCCGCGCACGACGCCATCTTCTGCGATCAGCTTTCCGGCTTTCGCGAAGAGGCGGATCAGCTCGGGGTGGTTGCCCGCGCCGCTGTCGTTCAGGAAGCCGCGCAGGGGCGAGCCCTTGGGAAAGCCCATGTGATCCATGAAGCGGGCCGCATCCTGCAGCGACTTGTCCCAGTTCTGACCGCCAATCTCTGGGTCTTTGCGCGCATCCTCGAGCCATGAGGCGCGCTGCTCCATGACCGTGCCGAGAAGCTGCTGGTCCCGCTGCTCGACGATGCTCTTGGCGAATTCGCCGGCGACCGGGATGAGCTTCTGCGCCTGCTCGTTCGAGAGGCCGAGTTCCTTGAACACCGGAGTCGCGGCGGCGACCGCCTTCTCGTCGAGCTTGTCGAAGCCCTCGGGCGGCGTCAGCTCGTAAGCCTCGGGGACTGCGGCCTTGGGCGGCTCTGCGTCGCCGCCTTCATCGGCCTTCGGTTCTGCGTCCGGCTTCGGCTCGGGAGCCTTGTCGTCGCCGCCGAGTGCGGTGCCGAGATCGACGTCCTTGTCCGCGCCAGCGTCCGGAGCCTTGTCGGCTGCGGGCGGCTCAGTCGCTGCCGGGTTCGTCGGCGTCGGGTCTGATGTCGGAGTAGGGGTCGTTTCGTCTGCCATTCGATGTCCTTTGCTGGGGAGGGGATTGCGCATCCGCGAGGAGGACTTGAATCAGCGTCAGCGTCGGAGTTGAGCTGTTTGGCGCTGCAAGCGGGTTGGCCGCTTCCACCATGCGGAGTGCATCAAGCCCCAGGCTCCTGCGCCCGTTCATGAAGAAGGTGCGCTCAGCGGACCCGTTGGCCGTCGCCTCGTATATGCCTGCGAGTTGAATCAGCTGTAAGAGGAAAAGCTTGAACTGCGGGCGCTCGATCAGGTCGGCGTAAGCGACGCGCTCTTCTTCGGAGAGCGTCATTGCGCCGGAAGCAGGTTCTGGACGCCGCCGCCGTTCTGCGCGGCCTGAGCAAGCAGGTTCGCCGCGTCAGCCCCGTCCTTGACCGCAGGCATTGCGGCCGCGAGCTGCGCATTCCGCTGCTGCTGGGCGCGGGCCTCGCGCAGCTGCTGGACCTCTTCATCCGAACGGATGATCTTGGGCGGAGCGCCAGCGCGGTCGGCGTAATCGTCGATCGTCTCGTCGACATTGAGCTTGTCGAGCGCTTCGGGCGCGGCCGCCGCGAGGTTGCCGATGAAGCCGACGACGCGCTCGGTCTGGCCGAGGCCGATCATGCGCTGCATCTGCGCGAGGATCGAGATGTATTCGATCTTGAGCGCCTGCCCTTGCAAATGCGGCGGCGCGGGCGGAAGCATCTGCAGCCGCGACATGATGCCGAAGGTGCGGTCGATCGCCACGCCGAGCTTCTCGCCGCTCACCCGCTCGATCGCCGAGCCGAGCTGCGTCATCTTCTCCTCGATGCGCGCCGCGATCTCCTGCTCGTTGCGCGGCTGGATGCCAGCCATGTCGGTGATCGCGTTGAACAGCGACGCGAAGCTCAAATCGTCGACGTCCTTCTTCAGCCGCTCGATCTTCTCCTCCGCGCGGGCAAGCGCTTCCGGATTGGGGACGTAGGGGATGATGACCTGGTCCTTGTCGACCGAGGCGACAGAGACGATGTTGCCCGGTTGTCCGGTGAGGTTGCCGAGCGTCGAGGGGACGATCTTCTCGGGATTCTCGATCTTGCTGAGCAGCTGCGTCGCGCGCTTGGACGCCAGCTGCAGCTCGCGAAGATCCGGCAGCGCGTCCATGCCGGGGCAGGTGCCGTAGACGTCGCCGCCGACCGCATCCCAGCGCGCGCACCAGAACGGCTGATCGTCGAAGCCCGAGAGGCGCAGATAGCCTTTCTCGCGGTCGCCATCGGCACAGTCCCAGTAGAACGAGCGCCACGGCTTGCCTTTGGCGGTCATCAATCCCGGAATGCGATCGTCGTTGGGCTCGATCGCGTGGATGACCTCGGTCTGCGTGTCGTAGTCGCCACGGTCGTAGGCGTCCTTGACACGGCTGCTAACCTTGTCGAGACCGAACGACTTGACCTGCTGGTAGACGCTCATCGGCACGCGGCGGTAGAGCGTGTTCGGCTTGGCGTTGGCGCCGAGCGCGGTCCAATATTCGCCGACGGTGAGGCCGTGACCGACCATCGTGCCGTCCTGCTCCTCGAGCACTGCGGCCTCGGTCCCGAACATGCCGATCTCGGCAAAGCCGGACTTCACCACCTCGTAGAAGTTGGTCTCGCGAAGGAAGGCGTACATGCGCTTCTCGACTTCGCTCAGCCATTCGCGCGTGTCCGGATCGTCGAGCCCGGCCTCGTCGAACAAGGTCAGGCGAAACCACGGCCGCGACGGCGAGCACAGGCCGCTCGTCATGCCCGCCGCCTGGATGCGGAAGGCGAGGATGCCGTGGCTGTTGTAGATCGCCCGGTTCGAGCGGCGGAACTTGCGGTTGCTGTCGGAGAACAGGAACCGGCCGCGCGACGGCTGCGCGTGCTGCGCGATCTCCTTCCACTCTGCCTCGTAAGGCTCGCGGACGCGCTTCAGACCGACGAGGCGCTTCTCACACCTCTCCCGGAGCGTCAGCGCCATTATCCGCCCAGGACGGTCGCGGTGGTGGTGGGCTGACCCAGGCCCAGCGAGCCGGTGAAGGCCGTCGCCGCAAGCGCTCGCCTGCGCTTCGTCTCATAGTCGGCGGCGGCATTGGTCGATCCGCCGTCGGGGAGCTTCTGCTGCTGGAATTGCGCCGGCTGCGGCGGAGCAGGAATGCTGGGCGAGCTGAAGAAGCACATGGTGCCCCGCTATGGTGCGTTCCCGCGCCGTTGAATCGCCGCAGCCGTTTACTTCGCGTTATCGCCGCTCTAAGAGGCGAGCGTTGCCCCTCTGCTCGGTTAGCGAAGGGACTGTATGAACGACCTAAGTCACTTGGGCGTGATCGCGCGCAAGCCTCTGAGCCGCCGCGCAATGGATGTTGCCGAGAAGGCGCTCAATATCCGCGTGCTGAGAGCGCAGTCCGCTCCGGCATGGCCCGAGGCGGAATTTGCCCGCGCTCTATTCCGTCAGCTACGGCCAGATTGCGTGTTCGACGTCGGCGCGAACATCGGCCAGTACGGATCGGCATTGCGTAACGTCGAAGGCTTTTCCGGAACCATCCTGTCGTTCGAGCCCAATCCAGCCGCCTTCGAGCAGTTGATGTCGGTAGCGTCTGGCGATCCCGACTGGCACTGTTTTCCCCATGCGCTTGGGCGAGCGGCCGCCAGCCTCCCGCTCAACGTAACGCGCAGCCACAATTTCGCGTCGCTGAAGCCGGTCGGCGAGACGGCGCGCGAGCGCTTCGCCTCGGAAGTGGACGTGATCGAGACGCCAAGCGTCGCCGTGAAAACGCTTGCAACCATGCTGCCGGGGCTGGTGAAGCAATACGCCTTCTCCAGACCGTTCCTGAAGATGGACACGCAGGGCTTCGATCTTGAAGTCGTCGCCGGAGCCGGGTCGCAATTGAGTGTGTTCTGTGGCCTTCTCAGCGAGGTCTCGATCAATCCCCTTTACGAGGACGTTCCGACCATGGCTGTGAGCCTGTCGGCGTTCCGCGCTGGCGGTTTCGTGCCGGTCGGCCTGTTCGACGTGCAGGCCAACGGGCGCATCGAGGAGTTGCTGGAATGCAATTGCTATTGCGTCAGGAGCGACCTGCTAGGCGGCCAGTAGCCGCTTGCGGTAGGGATGCCGCGTCCAGCCATTACCGGACCATCCAGCCAGCACCTGCCCGTACTTGTTGCGATCGGCGACGATGCACTGGAACGTGTCCATCATGTCGGGCATCGGCAGTATGGTCCACGTTGCAAGCCCGTCGTCGGAGCGCATCCAGGTCCATGTTCCGTTGACCCAGCCCAGCACATATGCCGATGGCCATGACTGGCCGGGAGCCGCCGGACCCCAGCTGATCTGCGCCTCGCTGATGCGCGTGATCGGCGTTCCGTCCGACAGCGTGCCGAGAATCTTGCTCCACGTCCGGCACGCGTCGAACGAGATCATCAGGTCCGTCTGCGTCGTCTCACTATTGACCTGGCCGGTGCCGCCGATGGTGAAGGTGACTGTGTTCGCCCTGCCGGGAACGCATTTCAGCTCAGCCCCGTAAGCCGCGTAGGCGATGTTCGTAGGACAACCGACGAATACGCGGCTGAAGTTCTGGCCACCGTCGATGCTCTCGTAGACGCCGGTCTCGGCAGTGTTCGTGCCGGCCGCGCCGTTGAAGGCGTAGAAATATCCGGCGCCCCTCGCCTTGTCCGCCGTGATGACGTGGCGATCGATGCCGAGGCCTTGGCTCCATGCGGCCGTCGCGGTCGGCGTGAAGTTGCAGTTCGCCCAACTGGAGCCCTTGTTGAGCGTGAAGACCGGCGGCATGTTCTGTCCCGGAATGATGACGTGGTTGAGCTTGGTCGAGACCGCGAGACCGCCGGCAATGCCGGTGGAAGGAACGGTTGGATATTTGACGAATGTGCCGTCGGCTCCGTTGCTCTCGGAATAACCGGACGACTGCGCGCCCTGCCAGCCCCAGTTGACGTGAACGCCGATGAAGGTGCTGTCGTCGCCCGCGTAATCGGCGTCCCATCCGAAAGTCTGCTGGAACGAGTCGTCCCAGTAGCGGGTCTTGAGGGTGGTGAAGTCGAAACAGGCGAACGCCGCGCGGTCCTGGTTCATGAGCATCATCGGCCCACCGGGAATCGAGACGCCCCTGTCCGCGACCAACTCCTCTATCCCGCGGCTCTGCACCTTCCACGGCATCTTCGTCGAGAACGAGACCGAGCTTGGGAAAGCGTCAAGGTTGAAAACACCAACGCCGTTTGGAGCCCACACCTTGCCTGCGACATCGGGATCCCATTCGAGGCCGGAGATGCCGAGATAGCTCTGGAAGTTGGAGTTACGGACGATCCATGGCACGTCGCCGGTGACTTGGTTAGTCCACGCACTCGCGCCGATACTGATCGACCACGTTGCCCCACCGTCCGTCGAAAGCTGAAAGTAGCCAGCGCCATTCATGGCGATTACGCGGCTCGAATTGGTTGGGTCGATCGCGAACATGCCCGCATCGGCGTTCGAGAGGCCAGTGATGGCTGCGACCGTCCCGCTCGACGTGACGGTGTGCATGGACCACGCGCCGGATTGCGTGAAGGGCTCTGCAGATTGCCAAGCCTTGCCGGTCTGATCGACCTTCAGGCAACGCGGCGCAAATCCAGTCTCGGCAATGATCTGCGTATAGGTCGCGCCGGCATCGGTCGATTTGAACAGCCCGACATTGCTGACATAGGCGTAGACGATGCTGTGGCGGCCGCTGACCAGCGCCGAAGTGCGGTCGATGCGAACGATGATGCCGTGGTTCGAACCCGTCGCGGTGGGGATCGTCGTGACCTGTGTGAACGTATTGCCGCCATCGGTCGTGCGGAAAAGCTGCGTCTCCGTCGCGACGTGCCACGTCAGCTTGTCCGACGGGTCGATCTCCATCTTGCGGCCGACAAGACGGTTGGTCCCGCCGGCGCCCCCCGGCCTTGCGGTCTGGCGCGCCATTGCGGTGACGCGGCTGAAGGTCGTCCCGCCGTCCGTCGAGAGGAACAGATAGCCGACGAACCAGGCGACGATGTAGTTGAGGTCGGTCTCTGCAGCATCGATCTCGAAGCAGCCTGCGCCGTCCCAGTAATTGCCGGTGCCCTCCCAGAAGAAGTTGATATCGTTGTAGGGAGCGATGAAGGCCCCGCGCTTGAACAGCTGGACCCATTTGTCCTTGGTATAATCCCACTTGTACGCGCCGCCGACATCGGTTCGGCAAAGCCTCAAGCCACCCGGACGAAGAACCATCTGAGCGACGAAGCCGCCCGCACCGATAACCGCCTGCGACTGGTCGCCGAACGTGCCTGCGGGACGATTGTTGGACAGCCTCATCTCATGCCCTCGTCGTGCAGCCTGAAGGCGGCGCGCCGATCTGGTCGGCGGCGCTGAAGCAGGCGGTGATCTGGTTGTTGAGCGCGCCCGCCATGAGTGCGGCGCGGAATGGTCCGACGCCGCTCGGCATGGTGACGCCGCCGGTGCCCGCGACAGGATCGCCCTGCCAGACGACCGAGCCGGAGACGAACTTGCCGAAGTAAACCTTCTGGTTCGTCTCGTCCTCGATCATCGCGAGGCGATCGCCGGTCGTCCACGTCGGATAACTTGCGCTGACGATGGCGTTCGAGCGCCACACCACGCCGTTGGCGACCCAGCCGATGCTGTGGCCGCCGGTATCGCCGCCAAGGAAGGTGGCGAGGTTCGCGACGGAATCGACGAGGCCGATGCTACAGCTGCTGCTGGCGGCATCGATCACGAATTCGGAATAGAACTTGCCGCTGGACAGGGCAGAGGCGGCGACCGCCGGATGGTTGCCGGTCCCGCTGGTGTTCTTGGCGGTCTTCGGCGTGCTGCTCGACGGATTGGAGTAGGTGTAGATGGTCGGGTTGACGGTCGTATCGAGGAAAGCCGATTGCCCCGGCGTCGTGACGACGAACGAGCCGATGGTGATGCTCGGTTCGCCGCCAGAAAGCACGGCCGTGCGGGTTGCCGGATTGGTGTCGGCCTGGACATCGACGACGATGATGTCGTTGAGGACGCCCGTGATCGGCCCGGTCCCGAGCGTTCCTCCGGTTCCGGACGGGCCGCCGTTCTTGAACGTCGTGCCGGGTCCGGAAATGGTGAGCGGGATGGTGACGCCTGAAGGAATGCCGGCAACTGTGTAGGTGACCTGGTAGTGGTTTCCGCCCGTCGCGCTGGAAACCGGAGAGAAGGTCGTCGTGTTCGGAACCTCGTCAATGTCGGTCAGGTTCGAGACCATCGGGAGGGCCGCCGCATTCCCGGCGAGATCGACGACATTGAGCGTGTACGAATAGCTCGGATGGGTCTCGTAGTTGCTGATCGAGCCGTCGGCGGTCTGGATCGTCAATGTGGAACTGGGGCTGGTCTCTGCGACCTTGACCAGAGCTCCGTCGGAACCGCTGATCGAAAGAACCGTGACCGGCTCTGAAAGCGTGAGCGAGGCGATGATGACATTGCGCTCGGCGGCCGATGTCGGCGAGGTCGTGACCATCGTCGGCGCGCTCGCATCGCCGTGCTTGATCGTGACGCTGTCGGGCCCATGCTTGCCTTGGGATGGGCGATCGATGAAGCAATTGAAGAAGGTCTGCGCGGGGCTGACGATCGAGGACAGGAAGGTCGGCGTGTCGCTGTTGGCAGCAAAGGTGAAGCCGCCTGCATTCACAATCGCATCGGTCAGGATGACCCGCGCCGCAGTCGCGTTCGAGGGCACTGGGTAAGTCGTCGATTTCCTGACCACCAGCACATCCGCGTTGGGATCGCTCGTCGTTGATCCGGCGATCACCTGCGCATCCATGAAGTCGACGTTGAGCTGTGGCGGATAGGTGAGCGGAGCGACCGCCAGCGAGATGACCGGCGGCGTGATTGTGCTGTCGATCGAGCTGGACGAATTGATCGTGTAGCCGATGGTCGAATTGTTGGTGAACGGCAGCCCGCCCACCGTGATCGCCTCGGCCAGCATGAACGTCCCGGTTGCCGGCGAGCCCGTGCCGTCCCATGCGATGGTCCGCGCCGCGCTGTTGAGCGTGAAGCCCGCCGGCAGCGACCCGCTGATCGTCGATCCGGTCTGCGTGCCGAGAATGTTGGCGGTGACCGGCGTACCCTGGACGAACGTATTCTGCGACAGCGTCAGGGTGACGAACAGCGGCCCTTCGACGACATTGGTGACGCTGATCCGGATCGTGAACGGCTTGGGCGAGCCGATTGCTCCTGCAAGCGTCTCCGTGCCGCTGATGTCGTGGAAGGTCGCCGTCTCGAAGTCGGTCGGGATTGGCCCGGTGTAGAGAATGCCGCCCGAGCTGCTGAACCGGCCGCCGGCGTCGTCGGTGAGGCTGATGACCGAGCCAGCGGTCTTGCCGAGGAAGATGCCGACCTGCGTTCCGGCAGGCGTGCCCTCGGGGATGGTGGCGTTGGAAAGCGACAGCGTTCCGAGCGTCAGGATCGTGGGCGTCGTCTGCTTGTGCGGGACGCCGAAGCCGAAGCCAAAGCCGCGAGCGACGGATTTGATCAGCCCGCTCATCTGCGGGCAGCTGCTGCGGCTTTTGCCATGCCGCTCGCCTATTGGGCGGACGGGTGACCTTGAATCGCGGCGGCCTTATGCTTTATCCGAACGTCATGACACGCACGCCTGCAACCGCCGCCGCTCTGGCGCTGATGCTGAGCCTAATCGGCGTGACGATGTTCCTGGTGTTCGAGCAGTGGTTCGGGACGTTCGCGGCGAGCGCGCTGATCGTCGGCCTGTCGGCTGCTGGCGCCTGGTTCGAGGCTAAGCGCGAGGAGGTTCGGGAAGCTCGACACCGTCACCCACGTGCCTCCACCATCCGTCACGAGGTGCACACCATCGCTCGTCTGAATATGAACTCGGCCAGCAGCATCGACGAACGACTTGGGCGGACTGTAAATCTGCGTCGCCGGGGGAAGCGACGCACAGGGCGGTGCAATCCATTTTGGCTTGTCCGCGCGTTCCATACGCAGGAAGTCATCAACCTCGTCAGTCACTCGCTCCAGCTTGTCGACGAGCCCCAGCACAATCCGGTCTGCCAATGGACCAAGGGCTTGCCAGAATGCGATCCGCTCGATCAAGCGCTCACCGTCCTCACAGTAAGACTTGGCGCGGGTTAAGGCATAAGACTGCCCAGGCGCGGGAAGCCAAGCGGGCACGGCCGGAAACCCGCTCACTGGTACAGATCCCTGTAAATGTCAGGCTCGCCGTCCGCTGAGCGGCGCACCGCCTTTTCCAGATATCCCGGTAGCGGCCGCGGCGCAACGAACTCGGCGAAGGTGCAGGCGAGCGCGTCGGCATTGTCCGGCGATGCAAGGCCACGCGCCCGCATGTGCTCCTTGCGTTCCAATTGCAGCGTCGTCTCGTCGCGCCCGAAGCCGTACTCGGCTCCGACCATGTCGTCCTCGATCACCTGCTTGTCGGGAATCGCTCCACCTTCGAGCCAGTTGCGCATCCGCACCCACATCTCGGCGCGCTTGTTGGCGACGCGGAAGCGGACGTTGCCGGGAAGCTCGACGTCCTTGCCCTGTCCGCCGAACCAGACCTCGTGCACGTTCTTGAGGCCCAGCTGGCGCAGTCGATCGATCACAGCAGCGCCGATCGATCCGGCGTCGACGAAAATCGCGTCCGGCATTTCCTCCTCGGCCATGCGCGCCACGTCTCCGGCCAACGTCATCGCATCCACGCCCTGCCAGCGCTTCCACGGCTTCGACTTGGCGTCGCGCCCGATGCGTTTGGCAAGCACGCTGCTGTCGTCGCCGTAGCGCGCACAGTCGAGCCCATAGATCAGCGGATCGGTCGTCAGCGGCTGCAGCTCGCGCTTCCTTGCTGCCTCGACCAGCGCCGACGAAATGAACTGCATCGACGAAGCGCGCGGGAACTGGCCCTTGACGCGAACGCGCGCAATGTCGCTGTCCTCGCCGTAAGTGTCGATGATCTCCTGCAGATAGGCCTTGTTCGTGCCCTCGACCGTGCGGCTGTCGACCTGCAGCGTGTACCAGCGATAGCGATAGCGCCCGAAGCACTCGCGGAACCAGCCGACGTTGCGCGTCGGGTTACCGAGCGCCAGCCAGATGATCACTGTGCCCTCGTCGGTCATCGCGCCCTGGATGACCTCGGCCACCTTGTCGTCGATGCTCGAGCTTTCGTCGGTGATGATCACGATGATGCGCCCGACGTTATGCAAGCCGGCGAAGGCCTCGGTGTTGTTGGCGCTCCACGTCACGAAATCGAGGCGCCAGCTGTCGGAATGGCCGGGCTCCTTCGAGCTGATCTTCATCGTCGCGAGGTTGAACCAGTCGCGCGTGATCGCCATGCGGTGCCACTTGGCGACCTCCGGCGACGTCTTGGTGAGCAGCTGCTGCTCGGTGTTCGCGGTGATCACGACGCGCGCATCGGGCCAGCAGTCGAGCGCCCACTTGCTGATCATGCCGACTTCGGCCGACTTGCCGATGCCGTGGCCTGAAGCGACCGCAATCAGGCACGGCTCGTAGCGCGTCTCCGGATTGGCGAGATGGTCGCGTATAACCTCCTTGACGCCGCGCTGCCATGTCCGCGGGCCCTTCACGGTGGCGAGCGGCGTTCCGTCGACGCCCCACGGGAAGGTGAACATCGCGTGCTTCAGGGGATCGAACGCGAACGAGCCCATTTCCCGGGCGAGCTCGATGTTGGGGTCAGCGCGAGCCACGCTCATCTTCAGGGATAAGGATTAGGTCGTAGCTTCTGCCGTCCACGTTGAACGTACTGCGATGTTGAACTGACATATTGTTGCTGGCAAATTTCCGCGCCAAGTCCAGCGAACGCACATTCTCCAGAAGCCTAGTTCTGATAGCTTCAGCTTGATCTGCGCGCCGTGGCTTTGCGTCCCTATCTGCTAAGAGCTGCCCTGCGGCAACTCCGAGCGAAAACATTCCTAGCGCGAAGAGCGGGATGATCACAACCTGCACTCGCGCTTCGCAGTCCTGCCATTATCCCACCGCGGCTTGTAAATCGCGAACCCGCCCTTGAGCTGCGCGCACTGCACGTCAACACGACCCACCTTCACCTCGGCAATCGTGCGGCCGTATTTGTCGGTGCCGAGATCCAGCCAGTGAACGCGCTTGCCGGCGATCAGGCCTGAGAGATTGGCCTTCGACGCATACGGATCGCCAGGCGCGCAGTGGCGGCCCTTGCGGCAGTGTCCCGGCAATTCAGGTGCATCGATGCCGTTGAGGCGCAAGTGCACGCGCTCAAGGCCGACGCGGCAGACTATCGTGTCGCCATCGATCGCGAGGCAGTAGGTCGAGCTCGCGGGCTTCGCGTGAGCCGGGAGCGATGCGATCAGCAGCAGGCCGATGCAGGCCAGCAGCGCGAGGAGGGCATATTCGACGCGGGTCATCATTCCCCCTTCGCCACGCGCTGCCGCGCGGCCTCGATCTCGCTCGACAGACCCAGCTTTTCGCCCGCCGAGGTGAGGTCGAGCTTGTCGCCGTAGCGCTTGGGCTGGAGCTTAGCCGCCCGCCATTTGTACGCGTCGATCTTCACGCGCTGCGCAACGGCATTGTCCTCGTCCGTTTGCTCCGCCGCTTCGAGGATCAAATCGTCCATGTAATCGCCCTGGAACTCGCGCGCGCGTGCGTACTTGGCCGCGAAAATTTCGTTCCCGTCCAACCACCTAAGCACGGTCGCGCGGTTCGGCATCTTCTCGTCGCTGCAGATCGAGCGAAGGCTTTGACCTTCGATGATCCTTTCGACGATCACGTCCGCGATCTTGTCGCTATAGAGGGAAGGACGTCCGCGCTGCATCTCACAGCTTCAGGATGCTCGCGCGAAACGGCCACTGGTCGCGCTTGAACAGCTTGGCGCTGACGAACGCGCCGGCGAAATAGATCGCCGCGAAAGCGACGATGATCATGATGGCATTACCGAGGGTCATTTCGCTTCTCCCTTTGTCCGCAGCCTCGTGGCCGCCTCGTTCAAGACCTCGGCCGTCCGCGGCCCGGCCATGTCCTCGCGAACGACGCAGGCGAACTCGTCGAGCGCCGTTGCAAGCTCGCGATCGCTCAGCTCGTGGATGTCCTCGCGAACCTTCATCGGGACATCTCCAGGTCCGCTCGATAATCCTGCGCACCCCTCCGGACTAATTCCTGGAGGAAGTCGAGATGGTCTCGGTTCGTGCGACGGGCTTCCGCTTCGATCCATTGCGCCAGCGTCATATCGCGTTGCCGGACTTGGTGAATCGCGGGAACAGGCGGCCGGTCGGTGATCATGCGCCAGTGCGGCGTCAGGCATGGCGGCTGAGCGGTGCATTCGCCAGTCGCGACGATGCACACCTGGACGCCGCGCTGGTACGTCCTCCGCTCGATGTAGCCCTTGGCCTCGAGCCGCTGCAGGACGCCGGCCGATGTTCCGCCGGTGGTGTTTTGCGATCCGATCGCATCCATGACGCTGAGATGCGTCACCGCCTCGCCGTTGCGCGCCTTGTCGCGACAGTGCTCGTAGGCGACCTTCTCGACGCTCGTCAGCGGCGGGTTCGAAAGCTCGAACGAACGGTTCTTGACGGACATCAGCACGCTCCACCTGCAACGGTGCGACCACAGTCAGCTACGGGTGAAGCGGTGCGCATCCCCAGTCGTACCCCTTTAGGGGGGACTGGGGAGAAGCACCCTCCGCTGCCCCAGTTTTCCCCAGTCAATCCACAGTTGCGCACGGTCATTCCACAGCCCACTTTCCGACCACCACGAACTTGCGGTTCATGCTCTTGGCGTCGAGCTTTTCGACGACCTCGAAAGCCCCGTTCGCGATCCATTCCTTGAGCAGGTTGGAGATGCGCTTGCGGGACGCTTCGACGTCCATGTCGAGGGCTTTGGCGACGGCGAAGCCGACCCATTCCGGGGACCGGCTGTCGAACCGCCATTCGCCCTGCTCGACGGCTTTCTGCGCTGCGATCAGATGACGTGTCGAAATGCCTTCGAACAGCTCCGGCCATTTCCACGGTGACGCCACCCCGACCTGATCGCCGTTGTCGAGGCTGACGTTGTTCATGCGATACCACGACGCCTTCTCGGGCGGCGCCAGGTTTGCTTTGTCGTTCTGGACCCTGAAGTAGAAGCCGCGCTGGTCCTCGGCGATGCCGGCGAGCGAGGCTTCGTCGGGGCTCATGCGGTTGAAGACTTGGACGCTGCGCGCCGCGTCGACCAGGGCCTTCGCGCCGCGGGCACTGTCGGCGTTCGTCTCGGTCCCGTTGCCCTTGCGGACGTGATGCACGAGGTTGATCGAGCAGTTGCATTCATCGGCGAGGCGTCCCCATGCTTTTGCCACGGCATCGATCGCGCGATTGTCGTTCTCGCTGACCTCGTGGCTGGAGACGAACGGGTCGATGATCAGCACGTCGATATTCCGCTCGAGAAGCTGGGCCTTGATCTGCTCGTAGACGGGCTGGGCGATGCGGACGCCGTACTCGGTCTCGGTCGCGATGACGCAGCGCTGCTCGCGCCCGCTGTCGACGAACAGACGGCCATCGACATCGGCAGGCGCGATATGGAACCACTTGGCGGTGGCGTGGATGCGGCGTTCAGACTCCTCGGCCGGATCCTCGAGATTGTAGAGCCACACAGCGAGCGGGCCTTCGTGAACCTCGGTCGAATAAAGGTTGCGTCCGGACGCCATCGCCAGGGCTTCGCCGATCTTGACCGACGATTTCCCGGTGCCGCCGGCCGCGACGTCGACACTGACGAAACGGCGCAGCAGGTGCCTGCCGTAGAGCCACATGCGCCGCGGGATGTCGGCTTCGTTGCGCCATTGGAACGGCGTGGCGACGATCGGCTCTGGCGTCGCGATGGCTTCTCCGACGGGCGGCACTTCGCGCAGCCAGGTCGGCGGCTCGAGATCGTTGCCTGGCTCTGTCGGCGGGAGCGGAATGCGCCCATAGCCTTCGGGCCAATCTCCATCGTCGAACTCAGCCACGCCCATTCGCCTCCCCTTCGTCCATGCCGGGAAGGCGTGGCTGGTAGAGCGTGTCGAAGCTCGACGCGTGGGAGACGCACATCACGCACAGGCGCCGGATCTCGCGCAGATCGTCGAGCTCGATGCGATGGCTGAGCGCGGCTTCCGACGCCTCGCGCTCAACGATGTCGAGCAGCGCCCACGCCGGCGCGCACGCAACGGGCTTCGTCGCTGCGGCTCTGTCGCGCATCAGCAGCAGGCTCGAGCGCAGCATCAGCTCCTCTTCGCCGATCCACGGGCGAATCGCCTTGACGATAGGCTCATAGTCGGAACGCCGTGTCGGGCGTGGAAGAGGCGTCTGGTCCGTCACAGCAATCGCCCTTGCCGTGCGGCGCTGAGCATCTGCTCGGCCTTGTCGAGCGGCACGGCGTAGCTCGCGGCGAGATATTGCGCTGTGAAGCCCGCCAGGCGCTCGGGCGTGCAGCCGTAGAGCAGCCGCGTGAGCGCGGCCGTCGCGTTGGCCTTGGAGATTTGAGCACGGCGCCGCTGCATCGTCAGAGCCCGTCGAGAATGAGAGGCTGGGCCATCAGTGCCTCGCGAACGCGATCGAGCGCTTCGAATGCCAGCACAGGCCGCACGTGCCGCAGCAGTCGGTCGCGTTCGTCTGAGCGGGGCACTGGACCGCTTGCGGATGCACATCAGGCATCAGCTGCGAGCCGAGCATCGGCCCATCCAGGCCGGAGAAGCGCATGGCGAAGCGTTCCCAATCGCGGGTCGCCAGCCGCATCAGCATCGCGCCAATCTCGGTTAGCGCCGGATCGTGAGCGGTAAAGCCGAAGACGCGCAGAGCCGGAAAGGCGTCGAGCGCGTCAGCCCACAGCTGGACGTAGGCGGTACTGTAGAAGTCGCCGAGCACGTGCAGCCGGACCATGAAGCCGCCCGGGTGGCGTGTTTGCAAAGTATCCAGCTCGCGCCATAACGCAGCCTCAAGCTCGGGACCGGCGACGATGCGCTCGGCCGCTTGCATGTTGTTGCCGTAGCAAAAGGACCAGGCCTTGCAGCTTCGCGGGCAGGTGGCACGCTCCTCAAGCGTGAGCGTGAAAAGCGGCCACCCGCGCCGCGGCCCCTTCGTGACGAACTTGCCAATCTTGCGGCTCTGATGGCCGTCCTTGAGGACGCGCTGGACCTCTGAAGGATCGAACACGCGCGAGGGGAAGATCGTGCGCCCGTAGCGATAGGCAGGGTCGAGCGCGCCGAGCATGATCGTGCCCATGCGCTCGCGGCCGTGCGTCGTCTTGTGACGGCGAAGGGTTGAGGCGGCGACCATTAGGCGGCTTCGTCGAGCGCTTCTGCCAAGCACTCGGCCCATGCTTTGCGGAAGACCTTCTCGGCGCCCATGCGACGGCTGGATGATTCGCCAGCTGCGACCGAAAGAAGCACTTCCTCCGCCCATTGCCGCTGCTCAGCTCCGGAGATCATTTCGACCATAAGGATAAAGCGCTCGCTTGAGCCGCCGTCCTGCCGCGCGAACCTGGCGTCGCGCGCAACTTCGTCCGCAACAATGGCCGCGATGCCGGGGAACAAGGTACCCGCGTAGCGGTAGCGTTCCCCTTTGAATGACTGCGACAAGATTTCGAGCGCCGCAGTGAGTGTTGCGCTGCCGTGGACTCGAAGACAGTTTTCCAAGCCTGCGACGCAAGTGAGCGCGCCGGGCTTCTGGATGCTTAGGTCATTCGAGCTGCCGATCCACATATCGCAACTCGCGAGCGCGCGATTGATGGTCGCGGCCTCTTGGTCGTTTGCCGCGAGCGCAGCCCTAAAGAGCTGAAGCCTGTTAAGTGGCCGACGCTGCTGATTGAGCGCGACGAACGATGCCGCTTCTTCGGCCGCAGACGCAAACATCGTGACGACGCATGGAAGCTGCTGAATGTCTCCACGAAGCCGCGCGGCCTCTAACCTATGCTGGCCATCCACGACGTAAAGACCGCCATCGATGCGCCTGGCCACCGAAAGAGGCTGACAAAGCCCCCAATCCCAATGGACAGCGATCCTGCGGATCAGGGTTTGGCTGCTGGGGACCTCAAGCGAGCGCTGATACGCAGGATCAATCTGGAGCTGCTCCGGCGAGCAATATTGCAGCACCGGAAGCGATCCGAGCGGCGGATTGACCTTCAGCCGCGATGTTGCCGCGCGGCTCACAGCCCCGCCCTCAGCAGCTCAAGCGTCACGCGCCGCAGCCGGTCGTGGACCTCGGGATCGCGCCTGCGGCGCTCGGCCGCGCGGCGGGACGCCTCAAGCACTGTCGAATGATCGCGATTGCCGAACATCTGGCCAATGCGGATGCAGGAATGCTCGGTCAGCATGAACGAGAGACGGATCGCCTCCTGCCGCGGCCAGACGTGATCGCGTGCTCGTGCGCCGATGCCGTCCGGCTCGCGCATGACCGCGGCGTCAATGCCATGCTCGCGAGCGACCGCGCGCTGGATTTCGGAGATGAAGACGCGGGTCACAGCTCGACCGCCGTCAGTTCGAGCCGAGGCCGGGTTGAGTAGAACTTCTCGACCGTCAGCTCGACGACCTGGTTGTCATCCGGCCAGACGATGCCGTTCAAGGCATCGATGACCTTGGCGAAATTGTCGACGTCCGGCTTCGTGAGCGGCCGCAAGTCGCCCATCTCGGCGGCCGGTCCGCGCGTCTTATGTTTGGCGATCGCTTGCGGCGTCTGCATGAACGCCCTGATCTTCACGCACAGCGGACCTTGAAGCTGGTCGCGCCCTTCCATGACGCGGCCAGCCTCAAGCCGGATGAGATCCTCGTAGCGGCGCGTCTTCGCCGGCGTGAAGGCACGCGCGTGGCCGCCGATTGTCGACAAGCGCGGCCGACCTTTCGGCACCGGCGGACCGGCGACCGTGATGCTGACGCCAGCGAGCGGGATCGGAAGCTCTAGCGCGGCCTGCATAGGTCAGGCAGCTTGCTTGGCGCGGGCAGTCTCATTGAGCGGCGTCATTGGCCCATCACCGGCCTTCACGCTGACGCCGATGCCCTGTTCGTCCATCTCTGTCAGGTGCTCGGCATATTGCCCGAGAGGAGTGCTGACGAATGGCATCCCAAGCGCATCTCGATATGTCGCGAGCAGTGCATCACGCTCTTGGAGGTCGTGCGTCTCCATCGCGCGGAGCTTCACGCATTCGCGCATGATCTTCGTATCATAGCCGTGCGCCTTGGCCTCAGCGTAGACGTCGCTGATATCTGCAGCGATGCCCTTCTTCTCTTCCTCAAGGCGTTCGACACGCTCGATGAAGAGGCGGAGTTTGTCGGCGGCGACTTCCATGATCATTCTCCCTTGCTTGATTGTGCCGCCCGCTGAGCGCGCTCGAAGGCCTCGCGCAGCTTCTCGCCGAATGGCGTGACGCGGGGCGCGGGCGGGCGGATGTTCTGCGAGTGACGGACGATCACTGCGTCAGGCCCTCTGGCCGATGCTCGCACGCTTGCCACGCGAGCGCGCCGCAATGGCAACGGCGGCTCTCTCGCCAAGCGACTGCGGCTGCCATGCCGTCTTCGCGGTGGGCACGGCGGATCGATGTCCAGGTATGGCCACCACGCGACGAAGCTTCGCGGTGACGCTCACGGCTTTCCGCCGATGCAAACGATCTCATGCTGTGGCCTTTCGATGATGCTTGAGGGCAGCTTCACGCCGCCGCCTGAATTGCTCGGCCTCGAAGCTCTCCCGCGTCTCCTCAACGATGCGCTGAAGCTTGGCCTTGGCGCGCTGCTGTCGGCGCTTGGCGAGGAAGCGGGCGATCATAGCCACGGCACCGCGGCTGAGCCGATCGTGCGCCGATCCACGGGCAGGCCGGCATTGATGCGCTGCTGCCTGCGCTCGGCCACGATGCGCATGTTGCGCACGCGATTGCAGAAGCGGCAGACGGTGTACGGGCGCGAGCCATCGCACTTGCGGACGGTCGTCGCGGCGATGCTGTTTTCAGGCGAGCGGGGATGGCCGCAGCCGAAGGTAGCGGTCATATCTCAAGTTCCCTTTTGAGAGCCGCCGCCTCGCGTTCGATGCGCTCGAGCCGTTCCAAGGCCGTCGGCAAATCAGGGCCGGAGCGCAGATAGAGGCTCCGCACGGGAGCGATCGCCTCTTCGCCGAACGCCCACGCGAGCGCGAGCAACGTCACGGCATCGAGGTTCCCGGCCTGGTTCTCGGCGTTCTTGATCGTGTCCTCGTGGCAGCCGACCACGTCACCCAGCGCCTCGTTCGAGAGCCGGTGCTGAGCCTTGATGGACCGAACGATGTCGGCGACCGCCTCGCGATATGCGTGGCGGGTCGGCCGCGCGGTCACCGCCCGAAAACTTTCAGCGTCAAGGGGGAAGACATTCGCATTCACCCTGACTTATCCACAGGGCAATGCTCGGTTACGAAAATCGCGGCGCTCACGCAGCTGCCTCGGGTCGGTATGTCGCCATGAAGCGACGGACCTTGGCCTCCGTCTCGGGCCAAATGCGGCGACCGTTCTGGAGGTTTTTCACGAAAGACTTGTCGTTCATCGACAGCTCGCCGAACTGCCAGATGGACAAGCCGTGAGTTTCGCAAAATGCCTGGATGTCGTCGATGAGAGTCACGCGGCTACTCATAAGGTAGGACACATCCAACCGTCAAGTAGGGTTTATCCGCGCTTCATCGCTCCCCCGGACACGGCAATAATCAGCCTTGTGCCGGATCAGCCAGACATCACGACAATCCGGGAGAACCTGCAGCGCATCATGGAGCGGAAAGGCGTCAAGCCGACGACGCTTTCGCAACGCGTCAGCAGCAGCAAGACGCTGGTCAAGGATCTGCTAACCAAGGTCGGTGACGTTCAGTTCAGCACTTTGCGGAAGCTTGCGGGTGCGCTGGACGTCGAGCTCGGCGACCTCCTAGCATTGCCTCGCGTGCCGATCGTCGGCAAGATCGGGGCTGGTGGGAGCGTGGTTTTTGTGGCGTTGCAAGATGATGAAAAGCTTGACCCGGAAGACTCGGTGCTTCGGCCGCCGGGTGTCTCAGGCAAGCTGGTGGCCCTCGTCGTCGAGGGCTCTTCGATGCTCCCGAAATACCGCGACGGCGACATTATCTACATCCAGCGCAACCATGTCGGCATTCTCGAGGACGATATCGGCGACGATTGCGCCGTGCGTCTGGCGACTGGCGAGACTTATGTGAAGCAGCTGGTTCGCGGAAGTGAGCCTGGACGCTTCACGCTGCGTTCGCTGAACGCGCCTGACATGGAGAATGTCGAGGTCGAATGGGCCACGCGTGTCTTGTTCATCATGCCGCGCCGCTCTCGCGAAATGCTCGACCAAGTAGGATAGAAAAAACTTCTGTTGACATAGGGTAGGACGTATCCTACTAAGGCTCCAACGAAGGAGCCTATCTATGTCGCCCACTCCCTGGGATATTCCGCCGGCCGAGAGCCTGCAGCGCGAGACTGACTTCGACAGCCGTTATCGCGATGCGATCTTCGCCTTCATCCGCGAGAACGCGATCGCGATGCTTAGCGGCTTCGTCTTCGGCCTGCTGGCGACTGCGGGGCTGGCGTGGGTCGTGGCGGAGTTCCTGCTGTGAGCCTGCTCCCCGAGTGCCCGTGCTGCGGAGGCCTCATGGTTGGCTACCGCAAGACGACGCTGAGCAGCGCTTGCCGGTGCGGCTATCCCGAGAAGGTCGATTGGAGCGACTTCAAGGATCAGCGCGAGCGCGCCGACCTTACGCCGAAGGAGCTGCCGAACGGGCGGTTCGTGGTGGCGGCATGATCCGCGTGACCGAACACGCCTGCCGCCGCTTCGGAGAGCGGGTGCTGCCCTGCTCATATGACGAGGCGCGCGAGCATATCCTCTCGCATTCACGCGCAATCGAGAAGGCCGCCGAGTTCCATTGCGAGATCGTAAGGCTCGGCGACGGCTCCAGGCTCGTGCTGCAGGGCGCGACTGTGGTGACGGTTTATTCCCGTGGCGAGCGCTCGAGGCAGTGCCGGTCGCCCTTCAGGAACGGAGGCGATCATGCCACCGCATAATGTTGCAACACTCCAACGCCCGCGCACGCTGGCGAACGTGCTGATCGATCTTCGCGAGGCCCGCAGCGACTGGGAAGAGGCCATCGCTTCGGCTGAACACGCGACCGCTACGGGCGACGACAATGCCGCCGACGAGTTCGGCGACCGCGCGACCGAGGCGGACGACCGCATCGACGCTCTGCGCGAGGAATTTGCCGAGCGGTTCGTCGCCGCGACTGGGCTGACTTGGAAGCAGATCGAGGCGGCGATCAGCGAGGCTGTTCTATGAACGCGCGCCCGCAATCCGTCGGCGACATCCTCGACGCCATGCCGCTGGACGATGATCACTTCCGCGCCACGCACGTGGGCGCATCCGAGGTCGCAGCGCTTTTCGATTGCTCGCCATATCTGACGCGCTTCGAATTGTGGCATCGCAAGGCGGGCAACATCGACACGCCTGCCTTCAACGCGCTCCATGACGGCGTGCCGGAGGACGAGAGAATTTATTGGGGCGTCCGCCTCGAAGCCGCGATCATCGAAGCCGCGAAGGAACGTTACGGCTATCAGGATCGCGAACAACTGAACCGGCTCTCCAATGGAAGGGGGCTCGGAGGGCACCCGGATCGTCGCGTTATCTGCCCCGAGCGCGGTCCGGGTGTCCTCGAGATCAAGACCGCCGATTGGCTGGTCCGCAAAAGCTGGGGCGATGAGCCTCCGATGCACTATCTCCTGCAGAGCCAAGCATACCAGGGGCTCGATGGTGTCCAGTGGGGCGACGTGCTCGTCCTCGTCGGCGGCAACAGGCTGGAGCGTTTTTGCTACGACTTCAGGCCGAAGATCTACGCCGAGATCGAGCGGCGCGTCGACGACTTCTGGCAGAGCATCGAAGCCAACGATCCGCCGCCGGCCGATTACACGCGCGACCTCGACACCATCGTCGAGCTAAACCGCGAGGGTACGGACGAGACCATCGATCTTCGCGCCGACAATCTGGCGCACGAAGCCGCCGCGGCGTTCCTGTTTGCCAAGGAAGCTCGGCTCGAAGCCGAGAAGCGCGAGGACGCCGCCAAGGCCGAGCTGATGGACAAGATGGGCGCCGCCTCAACGGCGCTGCTCAACGGCTTCAGTGTCCGCGCGACGCAGGTTGCCGCCGTTCCTGATCGCCCGGCCAAGCCCGGCGAGATCATTCGCGGCCGCAAGGCTTACCGCAGAATCACCGTGAAGGAGCTGACTTAATCATGGCCACGCAACTCGCCGAGCGCACCGCCAGCCCGATTGCCGTCTTCCGGCAGACGCTGACGCAGCCCGCATTCCGCGAACAGCTGAAGATGGCGCTGCCGAGCCACATTCCCGAGGACCGCTTCATTCGGGTGGCGCTGACGGCGGCGCAGCAGAACCCTGACCTGCTCAACCCGCAGAAGGTGGATCGCAACTCGCTCTTCGGCGCGCTGATCCGTTCAGCCCAGGACGGCTTGCTTCCCGATGGCCGGGAAGGCGCGATCATCCCGTTCAAGGGCCGCGCGCAGTGGATGCCGATGGTGAACGGCATCATGAAGAAAGTCCGCAACAGCGGCGAGATCGCCAGCTGGGAGGCTTCCGCCGTGTTCGAGCGGGACGAGTTCGAGCGGCTGCTCGGCGACGACCAGCGCATCTATCACAAGCCCTACGAGGAGGGCGATCCGGGCCAGGTCGTCGGCGCCTACTCGATCGTCACGTTCAAGGACGGCACGAAGAGCCGCGACTATCTGCCGCGTTGGCGCATCGAGCGCGCCCGCGAGCAGAACCCGATCGGCAAGAACAGCCTCATGTGGACCAAGTTCTACGACGAGGGCGCGATCAAAACCGTGATCAGGCACCATTCGAAGCGGCTGCCGATGTCGACGGATATTGAGGCGATCTTCGAACGCGACGAGACGATGTCGCCGCCGGGCGGCTTCCGCACCGCTCAGCCGGAACCGGAGCCGACAGCACCCGTCGCGCGCCTGGACGCGCTCGAGCATCATATCTCCGGCGACGACACGATTGCGCACGCCGAGCCCGAGCCGCCTGTCGTTCAGGAGGAAGTGATCGAGCAGGCCGAGGAGCTTGAGGAGCGCATCGAGGAGGAGCAAT